AACCCTGTAACCGCTTTAAAGAGTGGTGAAAGTAAAGAGATATGCTTTGATTGTCCGCACCTAACAAACGGTACTTGCTATGTCAATGTAGGACAAGCACCGCAAGCCGTATATAAAGCCTATAAGGCCGGTAAATATGCACCTCTAGACCTTGATATACTAAAAGCCATGATTAAATGGAAAGCCGTTAGATTTGGCGCATATGGTGAGCCGGTATTGATCCCTTTACACCTTGTTAAATTCATGGCCAAACATTCAAGGGGCTTTACAGGTTATACGCATCAATGGCTCAATCTAGAATACAGTGAATATATGCCATACTTCATGGCCTCTACAGATAGCCAAAAAGAGACGATTATAGCCCACTCTATGGGATGGCGCACGTTTAGGGTTAAAGGGGCTAATATGGCTAATATGGCCAATGAAATCGACTGTCCCAATGCGTCAACGGGCGTTCAATGCCGTGATTGTACATTGTGTGACGGTTTAGGTGTTCATGGTAAGGGCAAAAGCATTACAGCGGTTGTTCATGGCACGAAGGGTAAGATCAATAAATTCAATTTAATAAATGTATAAGGGGTAACACATGAATACATACAAACAATATAGCGTCAAATACTACAATAATGACAACCAACTAAGGCGTGAATATATATACGCTGATAGTCACAATCAAGCAATTAATAAAATAATGGATAAATACAACGTATATAAAGCCAGTATTGCAAGCGTTGCACTATTAAAAGAAGTATAAGACAAAAGAATTAGAATTACAAGCATTTGAAACAATGTTAAAAATAGACAATACCAATAGTGAAACAATTGAAACGGCAACGGGTATATTTAAAGCCTATAACGGCAACTTACAGTTATTCATATTAGAAATGGATAACAGCTACCACCTAAACACGGGAGGGGGTTGTGACGTGTCATGCTTACCAATGGATAATGGGCAACTGTTTACCGTAACAGGTGAGTGTGCGTGTATCTATGCTAATGAAGATGACTTTTGGGCGTGTGAAGGTGACAAATTCATAGAGTACTTCACATTTACTGAAGGGGTAACTAATGAAGACTAAAACAATTGAAACAGTAGTTAACACATTAATGATATTATCCTTGACGGTGTTAGCTTTATATATCTACACGGTTTACCTCTTTTGGATTGAACCGACACTATAATAAACAGTCGAAACAGTAGGGGTTTACCTCTTTTTACCTTTACTGTCTATTAAGGATTAATCACCTTAATACTGATGATGACAGATTTTATCAAGCTTATATAGGGGCTATACAATGACAGACAAACAATTTAAAGAATGCACGGACAATTACATACACATGTTGGTAAACGACCCTTCATTCAGTGAACGTAAACAGCGTGAGCAATTGAGCACGTTAACAGGTTTAACAGGTGAAAGGCTTGATACTTTATACAAGGATATAGGCAAGGCAATTTATAAGCCTATATCTGAAAGTTATAAACAGTCAATCTTTTAAGGCTATGGTAGTTGAGAAGATATAAACAGACAAACAACAAGGGGGTAAACACGGACGATTAATCAAAAGCAATACCAATACAAGGCTAAACAATAATAATGCCTATATGGGCAAATATGGAGCTTGTAGTACAGATCAGTGGATTAGAGGTAACGGATAATACCGCCTACCAGATCTGGCAGCAGGACTACTTAATACTTAATGAGGTACTTAAATGAATATAGATAAAAGTAATAATAAAGATACCAAACTTATAGATGATGTGGTATCATTCGGTGACTTACTTGATAAGCACTATCGGTTAAGGGGGTACAAAGGTTATGAAGACTTTTGTAGTAAAAACAAAGCAACATATAAACATAAACACGAGGATAAATAATGATTGATACTAGTGAGATTTTTGCAAACTTTACAGACGAGCAATCGTGGACTTCAATATTTGACCCATATACATGTGGTTCTGGTATGAGTCAAGTAGATGACATAAAAAGAGAATGGGGAGAGGAAGCCATTAATGATTGGCAAAATCAACTCAAATCTGGAAAACTATATTTAGATTTCTCATCTCCGATGGGTTCTTTCTATCATGATATAGGGTTGCCACAATATATAAATAAAAAGCAATACGAGAAAATGATGGAATTATACAAAGCAACATATAAACATAAACATGAGGATAAATAATGATTGAAGTAATAGACAGAACAAAGCTACTTAGATTGATTGACAATACTAAAGGTAAATTCTTTACTGTGGACTTCACTAAGAAGGACGGAACACTTAGAACAATGACTTGTAGATTAGGTGTTACATCTAAGCTTAAGGGTGGTATCAATAAGGTAGAAAAAGAGAGTAACGCTTACAAGGTTGTATATGAAGCCATTAAAGGTGAGTACAGAACGATAAACCTAAGCACAATCTTTAGAGTACGTGCAGGTGGTACTTACTACACGGTGGAGGATTAATCATGGATACATATACATATAAAGTTGAAGTCACTACAACCTACTCAGAAGAGGTTGATGTAGTAGCTAGAAGTTGGGACGAAGCACAAGAGATAGCCTATGACAGGCACTTTGATATTAATGCGACCAATGTTAAAGTTGGTTCACCATTTAATAAGGAAGTACATACAAGGGTAACAGGAGCAGAACCATGCAAGACTTAATTAAAAGAGTAGAGTCAATCACTGAGAAGGTGATTATTAAAGATACTAAACTAACTAACTTATACCAATTCTTAGATAGTCTAGGGGTAACCACAGACGAGATTGATAAGGTAGCTAACGGTACTATGGATGATATCGACAGAACCTTCTTAGCATCTAGTATTGAAGACGGTGAGAAGCTGTTAAAGCCATTCTCATTCTATGTAGACTTCAACAGTTCACACGTAACAGTGAACGCAACCAATGAAGAGGAAGCACACTCAATAGCCTACCTTAAGGTTAAGAAACAAATTAGTGAGTATCAAGATTCATTTGAGTTAAACATTGATGAGGTGTCTTACAGTAGAGATGGTGGTGACTACAATGAAAACATTTAAGATAATCACAAGAGAAATCATTACATACAAGGTAGTGGTAGAAGCTGAAGACTTTGATGATGCTTGTGCTAATTGGCACAATAAAGACATTGCCGAGTACAAAATCATTCACAACGGATGGGAAACAGATGAAGTAACTGAAATAAAAGAGGACAAGACATGAACGTATTAAGTTTATTTGACGGCATGTCATGTGGCCAAATAGCACTTGATAACTTAGGTGTTAAGGTTGATAACTACTATGCATCAGAGATTGATAAGTGGGCTATTCAAATCACTAAGAAAAACTACCCGAACACCATCCATATTGGAGACGTAACTAAGGTGGTGGCAGATGACTTACCTAAGATTGATTTGTTATTAGGTGGTTCACCTTGTCAAGGATTTAGTTTTGCAGGTAAGCAACTTAACTTTGATGACCCAAGATCAGCCCTATTCTTTGAATACGTGAGACTTCTTAAGGAATTGAAGCCTAAGTACTTCTTAATGGAAAACGTACGAATGAAGAAGGAATATCAAGCGGTAATTAGTGAGCAATTAGGGGTAGAGCCTATTTTGATTAATAGTTCTTTATTAACAGCCCAAAACCGTAACAGATTGTATTGGACTAACTTACCCGTAGAGCAACCCGAAGACAAAGGTATTGTATTGAAAGATATCTTAGAGGATGGATTTGTCGATAGAGATAAGTCACACTGCTTAGATGCTAACTACTTTAAAGGAGGTAACCTAAAGTCCTATTTTGAGAAACACCGAAGACAATTGGTATTCTCTAAAGATGGATTGTGTCATGTTGGTGATGCTGATTTGAAGGGTAATGATTCAATTAAGAGAGTCTACCATCAAGACGGCAAAGCACCAACACTCACTACAATGGGTGGTGGACATAGAGAGCCTAAGGTATTGGTAGTGAAGGAAGCCACTAAGAAGGGGTATACAGAGATAGAAGATGGTGACTGCTTTGACTTGACCTTCCCTAAGAGTAAGACTAGGCGTGGTAGAAACATGAAGGATAAGAGTAACTGCTTAACCGCTGCCAACTATGAGTACATGAGGTATGAGCACCCTACTTACCGTAAGCTAACACCACTAGAATGTGAACGCTTACAAACAGTACCAGATAACTACACTGAAGGTGTGTCAAACACACAGAGGTACAAAATGTTAGGCAATGGATGGTCGGTTTCTGTCATAGAACACATACTACAAGGTATGAACATCGAAGAGAGGGATTATGTTTGAGTTTTTACTAACAATATCAATAATCCTATGGATAGCTTTAATTTATAAAACATGGAGGGTTTATCATGAAAGAAATATACGAGATAGAATATCAAGGAAACTTTAGAACGAAAGGTAAGAAGACAAAAGAAGAGTTATTAGAAGATTTGAAAGTTAATCGTGATAACTTTGGTGAATGGTGTGGACATATGTTGATTGAATTCGATGAAACCATAGAGAGGTTAGAAGATGAGAAAGATTAATATAGAGTTTGACTATTGGGACTACCTAGAGGCAACAGATAGGCTTAATACGGACTTCAGTAGAAAGAGATGGCTACACCTAGTAGCAGTAATTAACAAGGAGTCTTGGATTGATATCATGAATGGTGAAATCAGAGAGACAGTACAATTAGCAGATGGAGATATGGAATGAATATAGATATTAGAAAGAGAGCAGGACAAGGGGCACGAGATACTTTTAAATCTTCGGGCGTTGTAGATAGTTCATTTGGAACGATGGCAGTAGGTAGTAAGATTCACGGTGTTAACATTAGAGAAAAGACACTACTTAAGATTAGAGGTGGTAAGTCACCTCTTAAGGTAGCTAATGAATACTTGATACTAAAGAGTTTAATAATCCAAGTTAGCCTAAAGGAGACCCAAGCATGACTATCATAGACAAAGTAAACATAGAAGAGTGCAAGATCCAAGAGAAGTGGATTGCTGCCATAGCTAGAGATCCAGATGCATCAGACTACTACCTATATAAGTATGTAATGTTACTTAAGGAAACTAGACTAGAAGATTATAGAAAACTAATGGGAAGGTATTCAGTATGAGTTACGTAAGAATAACAAATGATGAAGCAATGGATAGTATCTGTGATGCTATGGAATACATAAACACAGTCTTACCTTACGATATTAAAGAAGCTGAAGACCTAGTGTCAAGGTTGCAGGAAACTATCAAGTGGGTTGAATTACAAGTTGATGGTGATTGGGAAGATACTGACGAAAACACTAAGGAGAAGGTATGAGACCACTACCGATGGGAAGTAGTAAGTGTATCTGTTGCCCAACTAAAGATGGGGTATTAGATAGCATAAGAGAAGTAATAGAGTTAATAGATACTACTAGCTACGAAGCCGAAGAAGATTATAAACAAGCTAAACAATTAGTATATGAATTAAATAAGGCTATTGAAGTAATAGAGAATATAAAGGAGTGGATGGAATGACTAGAGAAGAGATGATAGACAAGACAGCAGGTTTGATGACAATGAATGTGGATATGGATATACTGATGCATTCATACTACATGAAGATGTGCAATTACCTTTCAGAGAAGGATACAGAGTTACTTGAAGATATCTTAGAGGAAGTACAACAGACATATAATAATAACTTGGGGAAAAAAGAGGATGAACAAATCAACTAGAACTTATAAATTAGATGACGGTACTATTACAACCGTGGATGAAATGGTAGCTGAGACAGGATACCCTCGTAGTACCTGCTACTCAAGACTTATTAAATTCACTGATCCAAGTAGGGTCTACAAGTCCGTAAGCCCTACAAGGTGTGCACATGGGTCTAAAGGTAATGACGGTAGGTATACCTATACGTTAGACGATGGGTCAGAATGGACTAGTGCAACTTTAGCAGAACACTTAGGGTGTAAGGTGTCTACAGCAGGGACTAGATTGTCCTGCATGGATGGCATTAGTGAGAGAGTACTAAAGCCTATCTCTGATAAGGTTAAGGTAAGTAAAGAAGTAAGTACTAGGCACACTGACAGGATGTACTATGATATTCATGGTCATTGGGCTTTAATCAATAGGTGCATATAATGAATACTACTAAAAGAGAACTCCAAATTAGCCCAGAGAATTCGAAGAAGACTCTTCAAATATATAAGAGACTTCGATACCCTACCCTAGCCTTAGTATGCCTAATATCTATGCATTCTAGTGTGGCAGCAGTAGATGATAACTTTCAATTCCCTGTTGAAGATAGTTATTTCTTTAACTACCCAGTGTTTGACTACACTGAGAGGTCTATTTGGACACCTATGAGGGTATTAGGAACACTGATGGCTAAACAGAACGGACACTACCAGAAATGTATTAGGGATAGTGCTTGTAATATGTTAAAGTATCATGAATGGTTTACTTATATAACCTCTAATGGACTACAATTACGGTATAATAAAGATACCTTTAAACTTAACAAATGGAGTAAATAGTAAATGGAACGAATTAAACAGATTAACTTAAAATTACCAGAAAAGACATTAGAACAATTAGATATTAAAGCATCTAAAATGGGACTCAATAGGACTTCTTACATAAAGCTGATCGCTATGATGGACGTTGAGTTTCAATTAGTAAGTACTCCTAGTAGTACCTCAGGAGCGATAGACCCCCCTAGTAGTCTATAGTGGGTCTATAGTAGTATCCTCTTAAGTGGTATTCTTAGGGGGTGGGTTTGTGAGCCAAGTAGTACCGTCCAAATATGATAACAAATGAGCTAGTATAGTCTAATATAGGGGGTCTTTCGATTGTCCTCTATAGGTGAGCCAACCTTGAGTAAGTAGTAGAAGTAACACTCTGTTATGCAACACACATAATAGGGGGTAGTGATATGCAACTATGATGACTGTCTAGTCGTTACTTCTATAGGTGAGCCAACTATACATATAAATATAATTAAATAAGAGGGGAAATCAAGTAATGATTGATAGGAAGTTTATTGTCAAGTTAGTAAGTAAGTTAAATTTTATACAAAAGAAGAATAATAATCCTTCACCTTTATGTAGGTACTTAAGAAGGTATGAAGGGGATAGGGAAGAGTTATCTAATATCATATTAGAGGCTGTTATTAAAGGGGTATCAAATAGAGAGCAATTAGTTAGTATAGGTGAGGCTGTAGGTACTAGGTTATTGCACTTAGAGGGTGAGAAGATGACTGATCTTACCTTTGGTGGTAACTATAAGAAGAAGAGAGAGTTAGTAAAGATTGGAATAGAGGCTGTTGGTCTATTAGCCTTATCGGGTTGTATTAGATTAGCTAAACCTATTAAGGTGGGTGGTAAGAATGAAATGTATACTGTTGAACCTGCCTGTGATGAGTTTCTTAAGCTTATACTTACTTCTGATGAATCCTTAGGTAATTTTCCTACTAATGAGTATGTCCCTTGGGTTTCTCCTTGGAAGGGTGTTAACTCTATTGTTAAGAGAATGCCTGTAGGTTGGGATGAGAAGTATTCTAAAGAAGAGATACCACATGTCTATGAGGCTCTGAATAACTATGGTTCTACACCCTTTGTGATTAATGATGGGATACTTAAGGTTGCTCAACTTATGGAGGATGCAGGGTACTGTTGGATACCTGAGGTGATACCACAGGCTACAGTTACTGAGGCTCTATGTGACCTTATGAAGGTTAAGAATAAAGAAGACTTTGTTAGGGATAAGAAGTCTCAGTGGGCTATGTCTCAAGGTATCAACAGTAGGTACTTAGATAAGATGTCTAAACAGATGGCTAAGGATTGGTATACAGAGAAGGCCGACCCTCTCATTAAGGTGGTTGCTGCACACTCTAAGAGAAGAGAGTTTGATATGGTTATTAAGAAGGCTACTGTTATTAATGACAGAAGTAAGGGGTCTCTGTCTCTAGAGGATGCACCCTTCTTCTTTGACTTCCAATTAGATAGTAGGGGTAGATTCTATCCTATGCAACAGTGGTTAGAACCTACAGGTAGTGATCTGGCCAAGTCTCTATTACAATTCTTTAATACTCAAGAATGGTCAGAGAATGTAGAGGCTCACTTAGCCTACCATATAGCCAACTGTGCAGGTATGGATAAGCTATCTAAGCAGGATAGGGTTAATTGGGTTTATGATAACTATGAGGCCATTAAACATGCTGTTGAAGATCCACTTAACTCCGCCCTACTGTTTAAACTACAGGGTGAGAAGAAGACCAAGTGGCAATTCCTAGCAGGTGCCATGTCCTTTGTAGACTTGAAAGAGAATGGTAGTGAGGGTTGGCAGTGCAGAATACCTGTTGGTTTAGATGCTACTAACTCTGGCCTACAAATCCTATCATTCTTAACTAGGGATAGGAAGGGCTGTCAAGATACTAATGTTATACAACACCCTATCAGAGAGATTGGTGATGCCTATGATGAAGTGTGGAATGTTGCCGTTAACAATATGTATAAGATGATGGATAAGTTTGATGAAGAGGAAAATGAGAAGGAGATGGATAAAAACCTAATTACTTCCTTCCAATTCAATGACTACATACAGTATGGCTCCAGAAAGGTCACCAAAAGACCTTGTATGTCCTACTATTATTCAGCAGGTGAAGATTGTATCAGATACCAGTTGTACAATGATAGGGCTACGTTCGGCTCTGATGCCTTCACGAAGATGAAGTTTAGAGACACTAAGCCTTTGTCTAGATGTATCTTCAAAGCACTTGACGGTAAGGACGGAGCCTACCCACCACAGGCAAATACACTTAAGGTATTCCAAAAGACAGCGTGTGCTGCGGTTAAGAATGCCACTGATGTGTACTTGTCTTGGAAGACTCCTACTAACTTCACAGCCTTCCAAGGGTACGGTCAAATACATACCGAGAGGTTAAGAGTTAGGTTTGGTGAGAAGAGGATAATGATAACAGTAGCCTTCGGCTTTAAGGGTATCTTGAAGAAGAGACATAAGACAGGCATATCAGCTAATATTGTTCATTCGCTTGATGCCTCTCTAATGACTATGGTGCTATCTAAGTTGGGCCGCATTGGGGTTACTGACTTTATGATGATTCATGACCAGTTCTCTGTACCTGCGAGCCAAGTAGATGTCCTATTTGATGAGTTTAAGATGGTATTCATAGATACTATAGGGTCAGACACTTTATCCTCTATACTGGAGGATTTGGGAGCCTCAGACTCTGAAATAGTCTATGGAGACGTAACAGATGATGAAGTCTTACATTCAAACTACATCATCAGTTAGTCTTATCTAGTCACAATCGGGTCTGTATTGATCTGTTACGGGGAATGAGTGGTTATGCTTGTTCCCTTTTTTATCGTCAAATTCATTTAAGAAGTTGTCAGCCTCTTTCACATACCATCTAGGTTCCCACATTTCATAGTGGTTGTATCCGAAGAATCCATTGTCTTTATATTCGTTGCTGCCGAAGTTATCGAAGAATCCTGCATATGCAGTTGTGTATAAGCTAGTTAGTAGTACTAAGCCAGTAATAGTCTTTTTCATTGTAATTTCCTATAGTTAAAAGTGTTTCCTTCTATAGGTGAGCCAACTATATAAGATAGTGCTAATATAGATGAAAGGACACTCCCCCTCTAGGAGGTAATGACAGTCAAAGGGGAGTGTGAAGGAATGAGAACAGAGAGTTGTTGGTAAGTGGTTCCTCAGGGTAGGCCTCTTCTAGGTATAACTACTATCTGTATCTCTTGTCACCTTTCTACTGGTAACAAATCAATCCATTGTTGTGTTTAATAAATCCCAGTTATATTAAGGAAACAATGTATTAGGTGTAGCGAATTATATCACCCTTTTCTAATATGTCAACCTTTATTTTAGGGTTGGCTCACCATTGCAGATAATAAACGTAATTGAGGAAGTTTTATGAAGGCATTAATAGACGGAGATGTGTTGGTGTATCAACTAGGTTGGGCCGCCCACAATAAAGAATGGGAAGTTAAGAATGATAAGGGAGATATATTAACAACTGAAGCCACTAAGACAGCTTGTAATAGTTTTATTAAAGAGATGTCACAGTTCACTATGTCTACCGATGGGTTCCATGTTGAACTAAAGAAGGAATGGTGTAACCCATTAGAGGAAACATTGGAGGCATTAGATAAGAAGATTGCTTGGATTGTTAAGAGAGCCAAGTGTTCTCTCTCTCAGATGTATATCTCAGGCTCCACAAACTTCCGAACTGAGGTAGCAACTATCAAACCCTATAAGGGTACTAGGTCTGGTGAGAAACCTCTCCAATATGAGGAGATTAGAGAGTATCTAAAGACTAAGCATGAGGCCGTAGTAAGTGATAACGAAGAGGCCGATGACTTATTAGGTATTGACCAGACAGAGGATACATGTATATGTACTATCGATAAAGATCTCTGGACGGTACCTGGTTGGCATTATGACTTTAGGGTTGACTCTTTAGATTGGGTCAATGAGAAGGAAGCAGAGTACCACCTACAGTACCAATTCATATTAGGTGACACTGTTGATAACATACCAGGGATTAATGGATTAGGGAAGGTCAAGACCAAGAAGTTACTTGAACCCTCTACTAATAGGTGGGCTGACATAGCCGACCAATATAGAAATCAATATGGCAAAGATTGGGAGGGATCGCTGCTTGAGGTAGGAAGACTTCTGTACATAAGACAGAAGAAAGATGAAATGTGGGAAATTCCTGAAGCTTGCTACAGTAGGGGTTAGCAGGGTTGGCTCACCTTTGCAGATAATAAACGGAGTAAGTGAACATCTTTAGTTTGTTACTGCATTTAAAATAATATAATAATCGTGAGGAAATAAGATGGCACAGCAAGAAAAGAAAGTACTAAGAGACGTAGAGTTACATTGGTGTTCGGTAGATCCTGCCAGCCCAACTGAATCATTTGAGAAACTGGTTTGGACTGTGACTGCACATGTAGATAAAGATACAGCAAAGGCCTTGAAGAAGGACAAACTTATCCGTAACTTGAAAGAAGTTGAAGATGAGAATGGTGATGAAACTGGTATGTATAAGATTAATATCAATAAGTTAGCAGTATCTAGAGACGGTAAAGAGTTGATTCCACCAGGGTCATTCATTCTAAATGAAGCAGGTAAGATGGAGCCACTAGACACTAGTGCCGTAGGTATTGGTAATGGTTCTAAGGGTCATGTTTCTTATTCAATATATTCTTGGGAATATAACGGTAAGAAGGGTAAGTCAATGAGTCTTGCAAATGTAGTAGTAACTAGTTTAGTTCCTTATGTGAGATCGGACGGTGTAGACGAGTTCGGTTTTGAGAAGGAAGCAGGTAGTGAGTTCTCTCATAATGAGATTAAAGAAGCTGTAACTGAAGAGGATGTATTCTAAGTATAGATAAAATATAAATAAAGACCCCATATCTTACTTAAAGGTGTGGGGTTTTTTTATGTCTGAGAGGGAATATGGATGAAGAGAAAGGAAGGCTACTTAAGTCAGACCAACCGTGTGACTTTGACGGCTGCGATTCATCTGATGGGAAGGCATACTACGATAATGGGGATAGGATTTCATCCCATTGTTTTGTATGCGAACAATCAAGAATAGAAGAATATAAAGATAGTTATAAATGGGAGGCACCTAAGGTGACAACAGACTTTGAAGATGTAGAAGCAGTAAATGATATTAGGAATGACTTTGAGATAAGAGGTTTTGAAGAGAGGAAGATACCTAAGGCAGTATCAGAGGCTTATGGTGTTAAGGTTGGTTACGATAACAAAAGAAACATCAAGTACCACTACTACCCTGTCCTCGGCCAGAACAACCAAGTAGAAGGTTATCAAAGAAGAGATGTAGTAGACAAGAAGTTTATAGGAATTGGTAATGTAGCTAACACACAACAACTCATAGGTACTGGTATAGCCTCTAGTAGGAACTTACTGGTTATCGCTGAGGGTGTACTAGATGCAATGTCCTATCAGACGGTTATATATAAGAAGTACGGTAGGTTCTTTCCTGTAGTTAGTGTAATCAATGGAGCAGGTGGTGCTAGGAAGCAAATCGCCCACAACTTAGAGTACATCAACTCTTTTGATAAAGTAGTCCTAATGTTTGACCAAGACGAATCAGGACAGAAGGCAGCACATGAGTGTGCCAAGATGATAAGAACGGGCAAGGCTCACATAACACAGTTAGGTACATACGGTAAGGATGCCTCAGACTACTTAGTCAAAGGTAAGACAAAGGAACTGACTGCTGCTATCTGGGAAGCTAAACAGTACTCTCCAGCAGGGATTATCAACTCTAAAGAAACTTATGAAGAGTTTATAAAGGATAAGAGAGAGGATTCAGTACCTTACCCAGAGTGCTTTGGTAATGTTAATAACATGACCTACGGTAGACGTACAGGTGAGTTGACTATCTTCACAGCAGGTACTGGTGCAGGTAAGTCTACTTTCTCTAAGGAAGACATCTATCACCTACTTATGACTACTAATGACCAAGTTGGTATTGTGTCACTAGAAGAGAGTGTCAGAGAGACGATGGATAGGATTGTAGGCATCCATATCAACCACCCTATCTATCTACCTGACTCAGTGTTTGATCGTAAAGGAGAGGAAGGTAAGAAGGCTTGGGATGAGACAATGGGGTTAGGTAGATTGACTCTATTAGACCATCAAGGTTCTGTATCTGATGATTCACTTATGACCAAGATGGAGTACATGGTGGCCTTAGGTTGTAAGTGGTTGTACTTAGACCACATCACTATGGCTATATCGGAGACTGATGGTAATCAGAACCAAGCTATGGATAAGGTTATGTCTGACTTACTTAAGTTATGTAAGAAGCATGATGTATGGATTGGTGTGGTTTCTCACTTAAGGAAGGCACCTTCTGGTGGTAAATCCTTTGAAGCAGGAGCTGAGATCACTGAGGATGACTTAAAGGGGTCTGGATCACTTAAGCAGATATCAATGCAGACTATAGCCTTCTCTAGGAATAAGCATGCTGACTCTGAAGATGAGAGACAGGAAGTTAAGATCTCTGTACTTAAGAATAGATTCTCAGGAACTATCGGGCCAGCAGGTAAGGCTAGGTATGACAGTGGAAGTGGGAGGTTGTACAAAGTACTTAGTGAATTTGATTAGGGGGAATTATGAGGTTAGTATTTGACTTAGAAGCTAATGGGTTTCTTGAGAGTGTGGATAGGTTGTGGTGTATTGCTGCCTATGACTTAAACACTCAAAAGACTTATGTATTTTCAGATAACGACAAAGGTTGTAAAAGTATAAAAGAAGGACTTAAGCTACTACATGACGCAGATACACTTATAGGCCATAACATCATAATGTATGACTTACCTGTCCTTGACAAGTTGTTCGGTATAAAGTTAGAAGGTAAGATTATTGACACTTTCCTACTTAGTCAAATGTTGGACTTCAACAGAAGACTTAAGTTTTCACAAGGTAGGCACAGTCTCAAGAATTGGGGTGAGTACTTTGACGTACCTAAGCCTAAGCAAGAACAATGGACCAAGTGGGAACCTAATATGCTACATAGGTGTATAGAGGACGTACGTATTAACGTACTAGTCTATAGGCATCTTATTAAGGAACAGAAGACCATCAAGGTGCCTAAGAGGACTATGGAAAGAGAGATGGAGGTTGCTGCTATTAGTGCTCAACAGGTTAAGAACGGTTGGTTGTTTAATAGAAGGTTAGCTGAGAGACATGTTAATTTCTTAGATAGGGAATTAGAGAGGATTGCTAACCTAGTGGAGCCACTGTTGCCTAATGTAGTCAAATGTAAGGACACTTGGATAACCAACGAAGAGTGTAATACACTCATGGATACTAAGGGTATTAGCTACGATTCTGGTCTGGGTTCTAAGCGATTAAGAGAACCCAAGACTAAGCTATTCACTATGGCAGGTAAGGTACATAGCAATACAGCTAAGTGGTTTAATATATCACCTGATGATGTACATCTAATAGGTGGGTTCTACTGTAGGGTTGAGTTTATACCTGTCAAGATGACTCAGACTGCTGAGATAAAGAAGTTCTTGTTTACTCAAGGGTGGCAACCTACTCAGTGGAATATGAAGATCAATGAAGATGGTGAGAAAGAGAGAACGTCAGCCAAGCTTACTGAGGATTCCTTTGAGTCTATTGAGGGTGACATTGGTAAGGACTTAGCACTTCACGCTATCTATAGACACAGAAGAAACACTATCCTCAACATGAAGAACGATAAGAAGGGGTGGTTAGGTGTCATGAGAGAAGACTCCAGAGTTGAGTGTGTACCGTTTACTTTAGGTACTGCTACAGGTCGTATGTCTCATAGGAAACTTGTTAATGTACCAGGGGCTAAGTCAGTCTTCGGTAAGGAAATGAGAGAACTATTCATAGCACCTAGAGGTGATGTCTTAGTAGGTTGTGACTTAGCATCTGCCCAGTTGAGGTTGTTAGCCTCTGCAATGGAAGATGACGATTACTCTGAAACAGTACTTACAGGTAAAGAGTCGGAAGGTACTGACATTCACACTGTTAATGGTATCTCAGCAGGCCTAATTGACCCAACCTGGGACTTACATAGTCAAGAGAGGTCAAACGGTAGGTCTAACAGTAAGACGTTCATATACGCAATGCTGTTCGGATCAGGTGATGCCAAGATTGGAACTATTGTTGGCGGTACCTCTGGTGACGGTAGGAAACTTAAGAAGAGATTCTTGAATAACCTACCTGCTCTTAGTACTCTGATTAACAAACTTAAGAGACAGTACAAAGATTCTGGTAAGAAGTTTATCAAGTTACAAGACGGTAAGAAGATACAAGTAGACTCTGACCATAAGATACTTAACTATAGGTTGCAAGGGGACGAAGCTACACTTACTAAAGAATGGATGTGTGTGTCAGATAAGAGGATTAAGAAGGAAGGATTAAGATGTAATCTTCTTGCTGTGATGCATGATGAGCAGAACTTTGAGTGTCACCCTGATGATGCAAGTAGGTTGGCTAAACTACTAGAAGAGACAGCTACTGAGGCAGGTGAGAACTTAGGGTTCTACTGCAGAATGGACGGTAGTTCTAAAATAGGAAACAATTGGTATGAGATACACTAATGGAAAGTGATTCTATATGTATAGAAGAGGCACTTGAACGTATGTCTGATATGAAGGGTAGGTGTGAGAGGGGTGAAGATTGGGAGTTATATCTCAGTATGGAGACCACACTACAACTTCTAAAAGAGATGGGTTTCAAGAGAATATCAAAATATAAGGGAGGAGATTATGAGTGAGGTTTTTATGTGGGAGATACTCTTTGCAGTATGTGCCCTAGGTGCATGGTACACACATTGGTCTAATGGTAAATCATATGATAGGGGATTGATTGATGCTGTACAGATGCACAACGAGGGGAGGCTTACCTATGAATCTAGTTATGACGATGAGGGGTTTGAAATGTTAGATATAAAGATACAACCAGGGGATTGGGATGAAGACTGAGTACTTAGGGATAACGATAGATCGTACTAGAGACAGGACAATGCCTGAACAGGCAAGGGAACTTGTTAAGGGATACTATCTAAGGGGGAAGGAGAAGAGTCCACAGGAGGCCTACGCTAGAGCCTCAGTGGCCTATTGTGATGGTGACTTAAGTCTAGCACAGAGGTTATATGATGCTGTCAGTAATGGTTGGTTTATGTTTAGTAGTCCTGTACTTAGTAACGCTCCTGCTGAAGGAGAGCAAGCTAAAGGATTACCTATTTCTTGTTTTCTCTCTTACGTACCTGACACTCTTGATGGTCTTATTGAACACCAATCAGAGTTGGCTTGGCTCAGTGTTAAAGGCGGTGGGGTCGGGGGCCATTGGTCAGATGTACGTGCAGTAAGTGATAAGGCACCATCACCAATACCATTCATTAAGGTAGCTGATTCAGCAATGACAGCTTATAAACAAGGTCAAACAAGGAAGGGAAGTTATGCAGCGTATATGGCAGTCAGTCACCCAGATATTATCGAGTTCCTCAACATTAGAGTACCTACGGGAGGCGATCCTAATAGGAAGTGCTTTAATCTTAACAATGCTATCAATATTACTGATGATTTTATGGATGCCGTTGTTGCTGGTAGTGATTGGGATCTCGTTGACCCTAATGATGGCTCTATACGTGATATGGTTCCTGCTAGAGATCTTTGGCAGCGTATTATCGAAGTACGTTTCAGAACGGGCGAACCGTATCTTAACTTCATTGATGAAGCTAACAGACATCTTCCGAAAGCTTTAAAGGATCATGGACTCTCAATTAAAGGAAGCAATCTCTGTAATGAAATCCATCTACCCACAGATGAGAATCGCACGGCAGTATGTTGTTTATCCTCCGTCAATCTTGAAAGATTTGATGAGTGGAAAGCATCATCGCTCGTAAGTGACTTAATAACAATGTTAGATAATATACTGACTGCATTCACAGACAGTGCCCCTGAGGTGCTCAAGAAGGCCGTTCATTCGGCACTTACTGAACGTAGTCTAGGGCTAGGTGCAATGGGGTTCCATTCGTACCTACAATCGAAGAATGTGCCCTTTGAGAGTGGTATGGCTACAAGTCATAACAGACGTATGTTTAAGACAATTAAGGAGCAGGCTGTGATGGCTACAGAGGCCTTAGCTGCTACTAGAGGAGAGTACCTCTTCGGTGAAGGAACAGGTAGACGCAACTCACACTTACTAGCTGTGGCTCCTAATGCCAACAGTGGGATTATCTTAGGTACGTCACCTTCAATAGAGCCACTCAAGTCTAATGCATTTACACATAGGACTAGAGTAGGTGCTCATTTGATTAAGAATAAGCACTTAGAGGTGGTGATGGAGGAGCACAGACTTAGGTTAGGTAAGGACCAAGATTGGCTTATTAAGGAGTGGAAGAACATTATCCACCATGAGGGTTCGGTACAGCAACTGGAGTACTTGACTGACTGGGAGAAGGATGTTTATAAGACTGCCTTTGAGTTAGATCAGGAATGGGTGGTTGAACATGCGTCACAAAGACAGGAGTTTATCTGTCAAGGTCAGAGTGTTAACTTATTCTTTCCTGCTGGCAGTGATAAGGCTGTAGTTAACAAGGTACACCTTAAGGCCTGGAAAGGTAAGCTTAAGGGGCTGTACTACTTAAGAACCTCTACTGGACATACTGCTGAACAAGTGGGACAAAAGGTAGAGAGAGTTGCTCTTCAGGACTATGTAGATAGTGAAGAGTGTATGAGTTGTAGCGGATAACAGGGGGAGGTTATTGTGGATAAGGATTATTTAAATAGAGTGTTTATTTATAAAGATGGTGTTTTATATAACAAAATCTACAGAGGTTCCAGATCTCCTGAGGGGTCTTTAGCAGGTTGGTTTGATGAATCGTCAGGGTACCACAGGATTAGTATAGATAAGAAACTGTTTAAGAGAAGCAGGGCTGTTTGGATTATGCATAACGGTAGTATCCCAGATGATTATCAGATAGATCATATAAACAGAGTTAAGGATGATGATAGATTGGACAACCTAAGACTCCTGACCCACCAAGAGAATCAATTTAATAAGAAAGGTAAGGGTTACACTTATTGCAAGCAAGCATGTAAGTTTAAAGCCAGAATCAATGTTGAGAATAAAGAGATATATCTTGGTTACTTTGATACAGAACAAGAAGCTAGGTTGGCTTATTTAGAGGCTAAAACAGAGCACCATATAATTAGGGGAATGCAATGAGTACAATGGAGGAATCAAGGTTTTATAAGCCTTTTAAGTACCCTTGGGCTATGGAAATGGCTGAGGATCATGAGAAGATCCACTGGGGTACTTGGGAGTTAAAGTTACAAGAAGATGTAGATCAATGGAAGAATGGTACTATCAGTAAGGTTGAGAAGAATCATATTACCCAGATCTTAAGGTTGTTTACACAATCAGATGTGCAAGTAGCACAGAACTACTGTGACTTATTTATCCCTAAGTTTAAGAACAATGAGATACGTAATATGTTGTTGTCTTTTGCTAATAGGGAAGGTACACACCAGAGAGCGTATGCTTTACTTACAGACACATTGGGGTTCCCCGATAGTGAGTATTCTGCATTTCTTGAATATAAAGAGATGGTAAAGAAGATTGAGTTTATGCAAGACAATGATACAAGCACACTGCATGGCCTAGGAAAGGCTATGGCACAAACTTGTGTCAATGAAGGGATGTCGTTGTTCTCGGCCTTTGTGATGTTATTGAATTATCAAAGATTCGGTAAGATGAAAGGTATGTGTGAAGTTGTTGAATGGTCTATCAGAGATGAAACAAAACATGTCGAAGGTATGACTAAACTATTTAGGGAGTTTACAAATGAACATCGTAGAATCGTTACAGACGAGTTTAAGAAAGATATATACAAAATGTTTAGAGAAGCTGTTAAGTTGGAAGACAAAGTTATCGATCTTACTTATTCAATGGGAAGTGTCGAAGGTCTTGAAAAAGATCAAGTCAAAGATTACATAAGATACTTAGCAGATAGAAGACTAATTCAGTTAGGGTTGAAACCTAATTGGGGAGTTAAACATAATCCTCTCGAATGGGTGGATTGGATTGTAGCAGGAGATAGTTTCAAGAACTTCTTTGAAGGGACGGTTACTGATTACTCTGCTGCAGGTTTAGTAGGAGATAGTTGGGGATGGTAAATGTTATGAAAAGATTGTTAATCGTATCATTATTGGTTACGCTTACAGGGTGTGTCCACTATGACATTAAAGAAAGAGTGGGTAATGGTTGGAAGGTAGTTACTAATCCAAATAACTATCGTTATGAGATACATAAAGACGGAACAGTTACTACTTACGTAGAACTTATGAAATACTAAAGGAGATGTTAAATGGAAAAGCTTAAAGAGTTATATGAAGATAATAAGGAACTGGTCAAACCAGTACTTATCTTGTTATTTGTTATCGTATTGTTATTCTTCGGAGGTGATGCTGATGTTTGAGAAACCAATGAACCAGGACTTAGGTACTAGCACATATGGTAACAGGGTACATCTGACTAATAGACCTCCTCTAGAGGGTACTAAGTTAGCCCCTGTTGAACCTAATATAAATAACCCTAGGAATAATGTAGATGAGTCTATGGATGGTATGGGCAAGGACAGTGACAGGACTGTGAGACATGTTTGGTATGATAGGTCTAAAGTCGACTAAGGACTTCCTTGAACAGGTCTTGTATTGGGTGATTTTCTTTGTTATACAATTAACCTCTTTAGCACTTATGTATTGGGGTTTTTGGGAACTATGGAGATGGATAAGTGAGTAAAGGTATACCTAAGATTCCCACTTATAGGGAATTAGAGAACAAGTTGAAGGACTTAGAGAAAGACAATGAACTACTAGGTCGTAGATACGAAGACCTTTGTAAGATTATCAGGAAACAGGGGAAAGATAGGGTAGACAATGGGGATGATTTCATATTCGGGTACTGGCACTAGGAGGCTTAATGAATATTAAAGAAAGTAAAGAAGGTGGTATCACAGTAGAACTAGATGATTCAGAGGTTGCCCTGTTCGCTAAGATGGGATTAGAGCACGCCATCAAGGATCATCTAATGAAGATAGGTGGTCCTAAATACACTGCCGAGTTTGGCAAGTTAGGTCCTACTTGGGACGATGATGATGAAGAGAGGATTAACATCATAGGTCAGAATGGTAATGACGGAGATCACTACGTTGACTACGGTGCAGGTCCTGTTGTAGTTCAACATGAAATGGTCATGGATAATCCTACTGATGAAGAGAAGGCTAAGAATCTTGAGGAGTACCACAGGAGGCTTGAAGAGGATGACGTATACATATAAGGGGGAGTATGGATGATGATGAAAGAGTCATAACAAATATAGATCTTACTGATGTGGCCAAGTATTGGGCTGTTACTTTGACGGAAAGCTCAGTTAATGATGAGGATGAGCTTTTAGCTCTATGCTATTTAACACTTTTTGACATAGTTAAAAGGGAGTGGAATCTAGATACTTGGTCTATGACTAATGTTACTAACTTAAGTACAAAGGATCACTAATGAGTAGAAAAAAGAAAGGTTCGGATCTAGTTGCTAGACTGAATCTAAAACTTAGAGATATACAACCGATGACTGACGCACAAGATGATTTCTTCAGGAGATATGACAGTGGTAAAAGTCAGTTACTAATTGGTTACCCAGGAACAGGAAAGACCTTCTTAGCTGTATATAAGGCTTTAGAGGAAATGACACTTAACAAAGATATTAATAGAGTTGTTATTGTTAGGTCTGCTGTACCTACTAGAGACCTAGGGTTCTTACCGGGGGGTTTGGATGAGAAGGGAGAGGTTTATGAATTGCCTTATAAGCAAGTTTGTACTAACTTATTCGGTAGAGGAGATGCATATGAGATACTTAAGAAACATGGTTTGATTACCTTCTTAACTACGTCATATGTGAGAGGTGTTACCCTAGACCATACAGTGGTCATTGCAGATGAGTTTCAGAACTTTACAGCCCATGAGGCCGATAGTATTCTTACTAGATTAGGTAAGGGATCTAAGATACTCTTCTGTGGTGACTTCTTTCAGACCGACTTAACTAAGTCCAAGGATCTGGACGTTTACAAGTTTGTAGAGGTTCTAGAGAGTATGGATAATTGGTTTGATGAGACTAACTTTGAAGTAAGTGATATTGTGAGGAGTGGTATTGTTAAAGCTTATATTACTTCTAAATACATAGTTCACAGGGAGGGATTCTGATGCTGTATCACACAGAGAAAGATTGCTTTGTTAAGCTACTGGCTATAAATGGTAAGTTAGAGAGTATGAAGATAGATGTCAGTGATGCTATAGATGTTTATGCTATAGATGATATACAGGCTCTGGTGACGGAACTAATGAGGGCAATGGAGAGGAATGAGGAATAGAAGGTGGAGGAAAGGTGCCCAGAAGGCAGACTCTAAGTGGGAGGGAGAATTAAGGGATACAGTACTTAAGAGTTGTGATTATCACCCAGATCGTATCCCTTATACAACGGAACATACATACCAGCCTGACTTTAAGACAGGTGGGATACTTATAGAAGCTAAGGGTAGGTTTATGGATTCATCCGAAGCTGCTAAGTATGTATGGGTTAGAAAGGCTTTACCCGAAGGAGTAGAGCTAATCTTTCTATTTTACAACCCTGAGACACCAATGCCTAATGCAAAGGTGAGGAAGGACGGTACAAAGAGGACCCACAGGGAGTGGGCTGTTAAGAATAACTTTAGGTGGTTTACTAAGAGTCTATTGCAGACTCGTTAGATACAGCAGTAACTATCTACAATGAAGTTAAGTTTAATTCAACAGAAGATAGTACTGAGTTTGAAAGTAGCCTAGTTGATGAACTAGAGGTGACTATTTTAGGTCTTATTAAGAGTCTTAGAATATCAGCATTTAGAGCAAGCGATAGTTAAACAAAAAATAACCCCAGACGGGTCCTTAATTGGACTTATCTGGGGTTTTTTTATGGTTTAGTCGACCTCTTCAGCACGGTAGCCGAATGTATCGTAGAACTCTTTCCTAATCACATCATCTTTAACACACCTTTCAGGATGCCTCTTACACATCATCTCCCTGAACTCCTCTTTTGTGCTATATGTGTCATACTGCTCAACCTTCTTCTTTCCGTAGAGAGCAGCACCTGTACCTATTGCACCTGCACCTATCATAGAGTCAAGAACTTGCTTGGCATGTACCCTTTCAATACCAGCCTTCTCAAGGATATTACCTAGTTTACCTAAGGCTTCATAAGGCTTATACGGTTCTTTGGTGAATTGTTTAATAGCAAAGTTCCTGAAACCTGGGGACCTCAGTAAACTACCTGTCATAGCTAAACCAGCAAGACCCAAACCAGCACCACCTACAGCACCACCAAAGGCGGCACCTAAAGGACCACCCAAGGCACCACCTATGATAGCACCACCAGCAGTGCCTAAACCACCACCCAGGAAGGTACCTAACATTCGTGTTATATAGCTTTGTGCATCGGTGTTGTCAGCAGTACGTCTAAGTACATAAGACCATTGCCTTATTAACTCTTTGTCTTCTGGCCACACAGCATTGATAATAGCCTTACCATTACTGTCGCTCATTTTGGCAAGGAATTTTCCCTGTTTACTAAACAGTTTTTGAGCCAATGTCTCCTTTAAGTGATGGTCAACCTTGTCTGATAATCCGACCCTGCCTGACACTTTCTCAATAGCCTTAATCTTCTTCCTCAGTTGTTTAATCTTAACTACACTGTTCACACTCCTATTCATGTAATTTTCTGTCTTAACAGGGTCATCCAGTGTTTTAAGGATGTCAACAACGTCTGTCTGACCAGAGCCAGGTGTTGATTTAGATTTAAGACGCATATATCTAGAATAGTCTCTGTCTATTTTTGATGCCTCTTCAAGGAAGTTTTTACTGTGATTTATCTGTTTATCCAAGGAGGCAACCTTATCCTCATCACCAGCTATGTAGGCTTTCCTTCTTTGCTTATTAAGTCTTGGGAGGTTACCCTTCAGACTAAACGCCTTCCTAGAAATAGTTTCCGTGAAAACTTCTCGTACATCATCAGCTAGTTCCTGTAGGATTGGGGCTTCGGGCAAGTCCTCACCACCCCTCCCTGCCCTAAAGGCCCGATAAGAGGTTTCTGCTCTTATTTTCCTTAACACCTTAGATGGTGTCCAGGTGTTCAGATTGAGGTGGTTCAACCAATTGTCCATAACGCCTGTAATGTTCTTAGCTGCATTACTATCGGAAAGACCCTTGTGTTTACGGTACTTAGAGACAACCCTTCTGAGGGATTCCTCGATCTCATTTGGTCTATTAGGGTCTACTACATCACCAATTTTCTTATACTTTTTGTAAAAGGAAGAATCAATATGTTCAATCTCTGTTGATAGGGTCTCTGCGAATTTACTTGCTGACTCTGCATCAGAAGTATTAGCACCCTTTAAGACAGTCTTAGCCTGTTTTTCAACGGCATCCTCAGCAAGTTCTGTAGCTCCTAATGATTTAGCAGCACTTTCCCACATGAAATCCTTTGTATTACCTATCCTTCTAGGGATACCTGATATTGCACTTCCTGTTCTCTGTAAGACACTCTTACCATAAGACTTAGGATCCTTCGTGTCCACTGGGTACACCTGATGCTCCATTGCTTCAGCACCAAACTTTCGCTTTAACGGTGTATTCTCTCCTGCTTCACCTTGCCTCATGTGTAAGTTTAGTACATCAGGGGCATTTGTTAGCTCCTCTTCTTTTAAGATGTCATCGGTGGTCCCTGTCAGTTGTTGTTGTTCTAAGGCCTCCTTCTCAGCTGCTAACCTTTGAGCCCGTATCTCAGCAGACCTAGATGTAACAGGTGCTGCTTTTGATCCTAGACCAGGTATCTTAATTCTTATCTTACCCATTATTGATCTCCTTGAAATTTGTCCCAATCTAACAGAGGGTCACCTCTATTAGGATTTACCATATCCAATGATTTACCGTATTCATCCAGACCACCACCTAGTTCACCAGGCCAAAGTGCAGACAAGACAGGTACCTTACGAGCTACGCCTGTAAGCACGGGTTTACCGTACTTAACTGCAGCCTTACCTGCTTTAGTTTTACCCAGCTTTTCCATTAATGCGTCAAAAATACTATACTCTACACCTGAAGTTATTGCATTACTGGCTATACCACCTTTATCTAGCTCACCACCTTTATTCGCATCAGTAGCCGTACTCCTGACACCCTCACCAGTTAAAGCACCCAAGCCAGTCTTGACCATCCTATAAGGCTTACCTAAAAGATGACCACCAACAGCACCAACAGCAGGGAAAGCCTCTTCTGCAATGAAGTTCTTTAAATCATCCATATGCATTTCATTACCAAACACTTCACTACCTAATTCTGTAGACGTTATATTCCCACTATCCCTTTGAGTCAAGGATATTTTATCTAGAAACTCCCTGTCACCTTCTTTGAAATTACCGAAAGTGTTAGCTTTAAGTCTCATCTCAGAAGCCCATAGAGAGAGACCCTTGTCACTCCCTGCCCAATGCTTACCGTTGAAATAATAGTAAGCGTCTTTAATATCACCTAAAGGATCTACTTCTATAGCCTCTCTTTCTTTACCCTTGATAGCCTGTCTTTGTTTTAATCTATAATCTCTTGTTTCAGACATCAGAATTTACTCCCTAAAGCTTTAATTATTTTACTTAATATACCAAGTTTACCCTTAGGTTTAATACCGAACTTAAGATCCCTATTAGCTCTAATAAAAGCCTTATCTGCTTCCTTTACAACAGGGTGGCCAGCATCAATACCTTGTCCTTGATTAAGACCTTGTGCACTGTTATATTGGGGGTGTAATACACCACCTCTAGCAGTACCTTGTCCACTTGTAGCTTGGGAACCAGGGGCTTTATATTTAGTTCTAACAGCTCCATAACCTCTAGAGTTCTTATTAGTATTATCTACTAGAGGTTTACTCTCAACAACATATTTCTTCCTTAAGTCATCAACCCTCTCATCGTAGTCACCTCTAGTTGAGGCCTTTCTAACACCACGTCTTGTAAGTACATCAGCCGACTCTCTATGTTTACCTCTTCCCTCTAAGTATTGACTAATCTTAGCCAAAGACCAACCTGCTGCAGTAGCAGT